TGCCACCTACAAAATTAAGTGTAGTAGTTGCACTACTTGCAGTCTTACTATTATTATCTGTTCCGATGACAGTAAACACGTTTTGGTCAGGAGCACCTAAAGTCCCTGTCATAGCAATGGTAACTGTGTCACCAGCTATTGAAGTAGAGATGTTTGCACCACCCGCAATAGTTAAAGTATCAGTTGCAGCAGATGCTACGGTTGAGCCACTATCTGCGTTTACAGTTTCAAATAAATTCTGTGTAGTTCCTCCACCACCACCGCCACCAGTTTCGTCATTAGCAGGATACCAGTAGTTGTTAGTGCCATCCCATTTCAATACTTGACCATCAGATGCACCACCACCTACAGTCATGTCTACATCGCTAAGTAAACCTATACTGCTACTCTCACTTATAATATTAATCCATCCAGCTGCTGTTGCGAATCTTGCTTTAGTATCGCCAGAAACATATGCAAACATACCATGATGTGCAACGTTCTCAGGTAAATCTCCTGCTGTATCAAAATGATTGCTATATTTTAATTTACCATCAGCACCATCAATATATGTTAATGCAGCACCTGTGCCACCAGCCCAGAATTTAACATCTCCTGTCCCATTCGGCATTAAAGTTATATCACCATTAGAAGATGATATGATTTTTGAAGTACCTACATCAAGGTCTGCTGTTAATGTATCCAATGACCCCTCAGCAAACTGAGACCCATTCCATTTTAGGAATTGTCCAGTACTGGGAGACCCGACGTTTATCTGTAAGTTAGTGTCATTACCAAGATTGGTATATAACTCATCGATGACGGAATTTAATTTTATAGCTCCATCTCGCAGGCTGTCACCTGTGCCATCATTCGCTGAAGAGCCTATGTTAAGATTTTGCTTTGCCATTTTTCGTAGAATCTACAAGTTTATTTATGTGCCATCGAAGGACTGTGCAGTAGAATCGAAATTACTTGATGTAGAATCGAATCTATTAGCAGTATCACCACTGCCTCCTGAGCCACTAACAGTCAGATTTGCTGCGTTAGAATCAAGTGGTGAGTTTTGGGCATTATTAGCTGGGACAGGTCCAATAATTCTGCATCGATACTTATATCCTGTCATATATGCCAATGCAGTTACACTATAAGATGCTGCTGTTGCACCTGTGACTGCAGCGAATGCAAATCCTCCATCAGTTGACCTATACCACTGATATGAGATAGGTCCGTTTTCTGGTATGATAAGTGCATTGACTGTGAATGTTGCAGTTTCACCCGCATTGACTGTTGCATTCTGTGGTTGCAATGTAAATTGCAGTGTTGGAGGTGTAGGTGCATCTCCACCATCATCACCGCCTCCCTGATCCTGTTGGACAGGTGTTACTGTGAATGTGGTATCTATTGTTTCCCTTGTTGTTAATCCAATCATATAAGGAAACTCTGCTTCACTCTGGTCATCAACAGACAAGAAGTAAGCATATGTGCCATTGGGATATTCTGGTGTTACACAGAATCTACCATTATGATAATCAAGGTCACCAGTACCTTCCACATATTCCCAGTCTTCAACTAATGCACCAGCTGGGGGATTCTCAGCAGTGCTACCATAATCAGGTCTTCCTGCTACTTCGGTATCTCTAGCAGAATATGAGCTCTGCATAGTGCTAGTGCCAGAAAGACTATCCCAAGCATTTGTATAAGCAAAAGGTCCGTAAATAGGGAATCCATCAAATGCTATACCTACAATTTTAGAATGACCATCAGGATGTCTGATATTGTCACCATTATACTGAGTAGACCCATAGTAATCATTGTATGATGCTATTGCAGACCCCGCTCTCCAACAATCTAAGAAATGTGTATCATGATAATGATATTGACCAGACTGCTCTGGATGTCCACCACATGAATCACCACCAAAGTTAACAGGTAGATTAGGGAAATGAGCATTCCAACTAAAACCTGTTGGTGGGTTACCACCCGCTCCTGCACTAGGATTAAATAATGCCACACCATTTGCAGCAACTCCAATAGTGCCTAGTGGTGTAGGAAATCTACCATTTCTTTGGTCATAGTATTCATATGTTCCTGTTGTGGGAGTTAATGCTTGGTCACTTACAATCAAATCTATTCTATCATCTGCTGCTAACCAACATTCTCCTGCAATAGATGTAAATGTTGTACCTCTGAATATAAACGTCATCTTATAATCATTAAACACAAATAATATTCTGTCATTTACTTTAATATTCGCATTAACTCCTGTGAATAATGCAATATCATTAACAGATAATGTTATTGACCTAATAAAGCCATCATGGGTGTAGTTATTATTATCAAAAACTCGAGAAACACCAAATGTTCCTCCACGGAATAAGAAGTCATGGTCGAAGTCCTGCTCTGTTACTGTGTTTGGATTATTTTCATTAGGAAACGTCCCGTATAATACAGGTCTTGGAAGACCATCAGATGCTACTGTGATAATCTTCGTTGCGTTATTAAATGTTGCGGTTGCTGCCATAAGATTATTTAGATGTCATCGAAGATTTGGTCAGGTGTAAAGTTACTGATTACTGTTGCACCTGTTTGGACAGATAATATAGCAGATAGTGAGTAAACAGGAGTTGCACCCGCAGCAGTTATTGCTACGCGATACTCATCACTATCATCAGCTTGTGTTGTGTTATTTGAGTTGAATGTTGCTTGGTTAGCACCAATAATGTTACTCCAAGTTTGTGTGCCATACTCCTTCTTCTGCCACTGATAATTCATGGTAGAAGTATTAGTTACAGTAGAAACAACTGTGAATGATGCAGTCTGACCTTGGTTGACAGTTACGTTAACTGGGTCTTGAGTGATAGCGATTGTTCCTGCAGTGATTGTAGTGCCACCAGTGTATTCACTACCCTCACCCGCGAGGACGTCAAATCCACCATTGACAGGTGTGCCTGTAGGTTCTACAAAATCATCTGGGACTTCTGTCTCAACTAAAACTGAAGGCATAGCATATCCGACACCTGATGTCTTAACATCAATTCTTGTGATACCAGTCAATGCCTTGATGTTTGCATCAAAACCAGAAGATGATATAACGTCGACGTTAGGACGTGATGTGTAACCATCACCAGGGTTGGTAAGTATTGCGTTAGTAACTTGACCACTTGTAACAGTAGCAAGTGCTGCAGCATTTCTACCTTTAACTGACCCTGTGTATTCAAATGTAATCAAGGAGTTAGAAGACTCAATTAGAGCAACTTCTCTCGCAAATTCTTCACCCTCAATTAGGAGGTTATCACCAGATTCTATTGGTGGGACAACTGTTGCTGCAATAACGTCAGCGTCACTACCAATGTATGAGAATCCAACAAATGTGCTTCCTGCACGAGGAGTCTCAGCAAAGATTATTCTACTACCAACCAATTCATATGCTGTTCCTGGCTCTTGGACGATACCATTCAGTGAAACAATAATATTGTTTTCTGGAAGTATAGTGTTAGAAGAAACACCCTCAGTCAATGTCAATGAGTAGAATAGTCCACCACGCTTGAGGTTGAATGAAGACCTTAATGAATCAAACTCAAATGATATGTCATCTAACTGTCTTAGTTTACCAACATAGTATCCAATAAATTCACTACCGATGTCAGGTGCTTCATTAAATTGAATCTTATCAGAGAATGCAACATAACTTGCATTACCACCTGGGGGTTGTAAGATACCATTAACAAATACAAGTAAGTGTCCTGCAGGGTCTGGGAAGTATGCTTCACCATTGCTGACGGTAAGGTCAAATGTAGTTTGTGCTCCATCAAATCCTCTAAAGTATCTGTCAACTCTACCTTCAAGTGTGCGGGCAGATGATATTGCAGCACCCCATCCATAGTCAGACTTAACAGTCATATTATCTGCAAATGCACCTTGTGCATCTTCTACCCAAATTGTTGCATTAATACCAGCTTGCTCAATAGCAACAACTTTACCATATACAGAAGATTGTGTATCTGTGTAACCTAAAACGTTAGCGTATATTGTTGGGAAGTTACTTCCTAACTCAATCTTACCAATATTATTAGTGGTATTGGTCAATTCTGATATATCACCACCAGCTCCAACTGGGACTAAATTACCAATCCAAAGTTTATGGATTCCATAATTAGGGTCATTTGTATCAGTTAATCCTGTGCCATTAATATACTGTGTTACAACTGCTGTCCAGCCTGGATTCTTCTGAGTTGTGCCTTGTAGAAGTGTTACTTCGTCACCAACGTTGAATGTATCACTAACACCAGTATCAACTATTGCTGACCCTAGAGTTAACTCATAGATGTTTGTGCCATGAATATACTGATTAAGTTGAATTTGTGTGCCAGATATACCCTTGACATCGAGGATGTAATCTGTGACACTACCATATACAACATCACCTGTATTCCATGAATTTTCAATAGTTTCAACATCAATCGTGATACGACCACCCTCTGTATCTGTCAAACTACCTGACTTATTAGTATAATTCGACATGTATACTTCAGCAGAATTTGCAGCATTGAATACGTAGTCACCAGTATTGAAAGCACCAGCTTCAACATTAATCAACATTCTATCACTTAAGTCAGATGTTACAGTACCTGTAGCACCAGATGTTGTGCCTTCTAATACATCACCCGCATTTATAGTGCCTGCTACATTGATAAGTTTTACAAATCCATTTAAGTCATTATCTTTAATTACAGTCTGTATTACCTTACCTGTGTTAGATGTAGCACCCTGCACAACAACCATCTCACCATCAACAAAGTTAGCAGTGATTCCTGATAGTCCATAGTATTTCATCAATACTCTGATGTTTGCTTCATTACTGAATACTGTGCCAATTTCAGATTGTGCGTCTGATGTAGATCCGTAGATAACATCAGCAGGATTAAATCCACCTTGTATTGGTGTTTCTGATGGGTCAGATGGGAATATAGGTGTAGTCCTTGTAATACCAGCTCTTCTAACAACTGAGAATATTTGTGACCCTGAGTTATTAGTGTCTACAGTGACAGCTCTAAATCTACCATCATGAATATAATGTGCACCAACTTCAAACCATTGTGCAGTTGCAGTCATAACATACCAATAAGGTTGGTTAGTAAATGCAGTTACAGAAGTCTGAGATGCAGGAATGTAAGTTAAAATATCACCACGACGGAATTGGTTTGCACGGTTGATTCTGACTCTATATTCTGCACGGTCAAATCCAACATCAACTGTAGGTGTAAGCACAACAAGAGCAGGGTCTGTGTTGTAGTCAATACCCATTTGATATGTCTTACCAAGATTCTCTGCGTCTGTGCTAGGTATCCATGTAACAGATGCCTCAGTTGGGAATTTAGATAATTCTAGAGCATACTCGATTGGGTTGAGTGATGAGTCCATAATAAACTCAGCTGCCTCTTGGTTATACTCTAATCTCTCAGGAGGAAGATATACAGGATAAGTTGCCCAGTCAACATCATCTCTATCATATAATACACTCTTCATGTATTCTCTAATTCTTGTTAGATAGTAAATTAGATGAGACCTAGTTACATCTTGATATGCTATAAAGTTACCTTCACCATCAAACCAGTTTTGTAGTAGACGGAATGAGCCAGCATTACCATGAGTAATCATGTCATAACGGACTGCCTTCATCACATCAGTAGCAAACTGTTGTGTAGCGTTTGTTGTGCCAAAGTATGTTTGGACTGATGCAAATGCTCTTTCTTCAATAGCATGTGTATTGAATAGAAGTTGATTAGCAACTCTCTTATCATTCTGTGTGCCACCACCAAGTGCAGAAGATAATATACTCATCAATGTATCAACTGCAGATGTTACGTTATAACATGTACCTCCTTGATAATTGTTATTAGAATTGTATGGGAATGTCTTAGTAACACTAGAGGTTAGATAATTTGTATTTGCAGTTGCTGCACCGATGATAGTATTGAATGGAATTTCCATCAATGTATTAATTGCAGATACAACCTCAGGACATGTCATATTCCATGTAGAGTCGGAATCACTACCACCATTACTTACATCATATGTAACTGTAAGGTCTCTCTTAGGTAAGTCAGGAGTATACTTAACAGGCCACACATATGGTAGAGTGTAAGTCCTATTTAAAATTTGATTTGGATTATTGATAGTATCATTAAAGATTGCCATCAAGTTAGTTACTTCAGTGCCAACTCCGTCTGCTTCAGTACCCTGATATGAAGATGAAACTTGACGTGCACGATAGTAACTTAGGTCACCACTGATAGGCCATGCCCATGTAGAAACATCAGTAACATCTAATTCTGTATCTATCACTGGGTCATGAGGACGTGGATATACATGCTCTGATGCAAACTGGTCAGAAGAGCAACTCATTGTCAATGACTGAGGTGCAATAGTAATCTTACTGGAAGTTGATAATGTATGTCCTGCAACTGTGAATGTTAACTCACCAGTCTCAGGGACGTAGTATGCATTGGTTGGAGTTAATGTACCACCACCAGTAACTTGAAGTGCACCAGAATCTGCACTTACAAATCTATGGACATATCCACCACCAGTAATTAAAGCACCTGATGTTGCGTTAACAAATGTATGAGGATATTGTTGTCCTGCAGGAGATGCTCCGATATGGACTGTAAGTGTGCCATCTTGTTTCTTAACTGCACCAGTTACAGCAGATACAAATGTATGTGCATATTGTTGACCTTGTTGTGATGCTCCAACATCAACAGTAATTACACTACCAACAACAGATTCAACAGGTAACCATTCTTTTACTGCAGGGTCGTCTGCTCTTGGATATGAATGATTTGTATTATTACCATCTTGTGTGCAAGTAAATGTGATACCATCAGGAGCAATTTCAACCATTGTATTTGCTCTTGCAACACCATTTGATGCTGCACTTATAAAGGCATGTGCATATCTACTATCAAATGATGCTACACCAACGTTGACAGTAAATGTATCTGTATCATGTGATTTAACAAGAATCCACTTGTCATACCATGGGTCTGTTGTGCGTGGATAAGAATGCTGAGTTGCATTACTATCCTTTGTGCAAGTAAATGTAAATGCGTTTTGGACAAACTTAACTTTACCACCAGTTGTCACGCCATGACCTGCTGCAACTACAGTTAAATCACCAGTCTGAGAATCATATGTCGCTCCTGTAGGTGATATGTTAGTAGGTGCTGTGAATCCAGAAACACTTGGTAATGTAAGACCTAAGTCACCAGTTGCAGCGTCATATGTTGCAGTTGATGGAGTATGTGCTGTGCTACCTACACCTGTAATACCGATTGAAGAATTATACGCCCAATCTGTAACTCTTGGATATGCATGGGTAGTAGCGTTACCATCCATTGTGCATGTGAAGTTAATTGACTCACCTAAGAATCTAATTGTCTCTGTTGAGTGAATTATATTGTTATTTGTATTTGAAACCCATGTATGAGCATGCTGTCCAGTTGCACCCGCTACACCAACATTGATTGTGAAAGTATTTGCATCTGCTGCAGATACAATCATCATCTTGTTGTAATATGGGTCAGTAGTTCTTGGATATGTATGGTTAGATGCTCCACCATCCATAGCACATGTAAATGTTATATCTTTAACAATGACTCTATCACCTTTTTTGACGCCATGCCCATTAGATGTCAATACCATTAATCCAGTAGCAGGATCATATGTCGCACCTGTTGTTGTTAGGAGTGATGTGTCTCTGAAGTCATGGTTACCAATATTAAGCACCATTTCACCAGTAGCAGGGTCATAAGTTGCACCACTAACATCATATGTTGACTTAGGTGATGAGCCAACGTTAACAGTGAATGTATTAAGAGTAGTAGATTCTCCGTTTGCTACAGTGCCACTTGTTGCTGCAAATCCACCATCACCAGTGTCGGACATCAATCCAGCTGCTGCACCTAATCCAGTAAATCCGCCACCTGGGGTTTCTCCACTACCTATTGGGTCACCATCAATCCAAAGTCTTACACGACCTTTTCCAACATCTTGGTCTCCACCAATCTTAATTTCCCAAACTAATTCATGCTCTTCATCATCCATATATTGTGCAATACCACCTACAGCAATATCAAATATTGCAAGACCAGTATCATTTGTATATGATGCACCACCAGAGTATGACTGGTTGCTGCTTCCTGCACGAATTCTGAAGTATGTGCCACCGTCTCTAAATCCAACCCAAACACCTTGAGATGCACCACCCAATTCAAATAGGCATGCATCAACTGCAGTTGAAGGAAGGACAGTTACACATCTGAATACTCCATCATCAGTTGGGTCGATACCAGTGCTGCTATTTTCTGAAACATTAATATTATTTTTCTTCTGATGTATATTCCTTGTAAGTAAATTATTTTCAGTCTGTGTTACACCACCAGATGCATCAACTAATTTAGTTGTTGGTTTGTCAGTTGCATTATAGAATCTTTGATATCCATAG